CATCTTACCAAAGTCCTTGCCCACAATAGGGAATACACTGCGGGTTTTCTTTTTGTTTGTGAAACTTGCAATAGCAAATTCACGTCCAGCCAGCAAGCCTACAAACACCCAAGTTGTACTCATTGGAATGTCATTCAGTTCTTTAAAGAACCAAAGTGTTAACCAGTAGAACAAATCAATAATTGTTGCACTACGCACATAACGTGTGTTGTGTTTCTCTAACACAATCTGTTGGATCTTACCGCCGCCTTCACGGAACATAAACCAAAGTCCGCCTACAAACACTACACTGATTAATACCATTAGGTCTACGCTAAGTTCACGTGGCAGGAACACTGCAATGTTAGCCATATCATGCGACAACCAAGTCCACCATAAGAAGCCTGTGGTTACCCATTGTGCAACACGCCAATAACCTTTGTGTTCTTCTTTAACAGGTTTTGCTTCATCAAGCCAGCGGCTTACAAAGAACCAAACAGCATATGCAAATGTAGCGGCTACCACATAACCCATCATTGATTTCATCAACATTTTTTCTAACACAAATGTACTAGCAAATGCTGACAGTACTAAGAATGATGTGCTAACTGGTACACCTACTCTTGTTAGCAATAAAAGCACAAGTGGTGCCATTGCATGATACCATTGTACTTCAATGTGTGGAATTTTGTTCAAGCGACCATAGGAAATGTCTCCTCCATATGCATACCATCCGTACCATATCGCCCATAATAAAACCGCACTTGCAGCGGCCCACATTGTTTTATAACTGAATCTCTCATTGTTACTTGCGATCCATGTACCGAGAGTCTGTACACTGTCGTTTGCAATTACCGCATATGCGGCAAATAAGAACCCAAGTAGGCTCCATAAAGTTAACATTTCCATTGAATTTTACCTCACATAAAAAAGTAGTGTTGCTATTATAACAACACTACTTATAAAGGTCAATTAGTTACTAGCAAGTTCTTTGCTAACTAGTTTGTTACGCTGTGCTACCTGTGTAGCAAAGTCTGCATCACTTAGTGGCACAAGACCTGCAGAGAAAAGATAACCATCCATGCTCATTGCTTGTTCACTGATGAACTCTTGTACAAACTGTTCCATACCTGGGATTACACCTACATGTTCTGCTTTTGCATAGAAGAAAAGTGGACGAGCGCCTGGGTACTCATAACTTGCAATGTTGTCAAAGTTTAGTTCAACACCATTTAGTTTTGCTGCTTGTACTTTGTCTCTGTTTGTGTCAAAGAAACTGTAACCAAAGATGCCAAACATTTCAGCATCACTAACTAGTTTTTCAACAATCAAGTTATCGTTCTCACCCATTTCGATGGCACGACCATCTTCACGGATTGACTTATAACCTTTGCCTTGTAAACCTAGTTTTTTCCAACCTGCTTTCATAAACAATGAACCCATTGCATCACGAGTACCTGATGTTGGGGGAGGAATCATAACACTGATTGGACGATTTGGAAGTCCTAGTATTGCAGTGTTTGTTTGTTTTGCTACAAAAGCATCTACCTCTGCCCATGTTGTAAGTGGATTTGCTTCACCATTCAGTTCTGCTGCTAGTGCGGCGGCAATGTGTGCTATGTTAAGATTCATTGGCTCTGCTTGATTGCTACTTGCAAATGCAAGACCATCGTTGCCCACAATAAACTCTACTGGTGTTACACCATTGCTTTTACATAGTTCTACTTCTGAACTCTTGATTGCACGACTTGCATTTGTGAAGTCTGGTTTGTCAACACCAATACCTGCGCAGAACAATTTCATTCCACCGCCTGTACCTGTTGACTCAATAACTGGTGTTTTAAAGCCTGAACTTTGTCCAAACTTTTCAGCAACAATTGTTGAAAATGGGTATACTGTACTGCTTCCTACAATACTGATACTGTCTCTTGCCATTGCTGATGTTGAAAATACTGCCAAGAATATGGCCATTAGATATTTGTGCATTTTTTTATCTCCTTTGCTTGACGGCTTTACCCCGTCTCTCGCTTGTTAGTGCAGGATGCCTCCTGCACTTTTATTTAACGATATTGTAACAAAGAGATATTACAGTTTTATTAAATTTTTACTTATTTTCTAATTTTTGTATGCGTTCTTCAAGTTCATCAATCTTGCTTGTGATCTTGGGATACTTTGTACGCCATGCATTGGGATCATTTTGAAACCAAGTCCATCCCCAACGTATTGCCAAATACTCTAGTGCGCTGTCAAATTTGCGAACACCCCACATGGCCATTTTGGTGTCTTTAAACCAAAACAAAAATGCAGCACCCAACAGTGAACCTGCTACGGCTGTGTAAATCCACAGTGTGTCACTAAACATTTTACTGATCATTTCCATCACTCTTCTCCTCAGTTGGTGCTTTCATTGCATTTTCGTAGTACACAATGATGTCTGTTTGTTGGTTAATGTATCTGCGCAAGTCAGCAATGTTTAGTGCAAGATTTTCATAACTGTCTATGCTAAGTGCAACAACAGCAAACTCGCCATGCTCTGCAGTAAAGTCAGCAACAAACTGTTCCAAGTTGTCTTTGTTGACCACATACACTCGTACGTCAACTAGATCAATCGGCTTGGGTCTGGCTACCGTCGGTACTGTTATCCTCTGAACCTGGGTTACTGTTTTGATCTCCGGCTCCGGTTGGAGTCGGCTGCAACCACTGAGGAGGAGCACTGTTGCTACCGGTATCATTGCCAGTTTCGCCCATGATTTCGCGCCATAGTTTTGCTGTTGCGCCATTCATACGTCCTTCTAAATCTTTTGGATTTGCCAATGCATCTGCATTTAAATCCAATTGTCTTAGTCTTTTGCGGAGGTTATCTCCGTATTGTTCTGCTGCCTGCAGTTGTGTCTGCAATTGTGCTGTTAGTTGTGCAGTTTGCTCTGCTTGAGCCTGCAAGGCATTGATGCTGGCTTCGCTAGTTTCCAGTGCAGTTTCTAACTTTGCATTGTTTTCTGCTAGTGTTTGTATCCGCTGTTGTGTATCCGTGTAGTATTTCCAAGCGCCAAATCCTACGCCACCTAGTACACCCAGTACAATAATAAGCAGATATGCACGGGCCATTTATTCACTTTTCCATATGGTCCATGCGCCATACACAATTGCAATACCTGCTGCAATTTTGGCCAGTGGTGCCATAAACAGGATCATTAATCCTACGGCTACCAGCATTGCACCATCCCATGATGTGCGTTCTTTACTTCTACTTTGAATCCATGCTTTTAACATTTGTACACTCCTTACAATTGCATGCATCGCATGCTTTTATATTATATGGTTCGCAATCAACTCCATAATCACGAACTTCCATGTAGTATGGTTTTCCACAATGTTGCGGATGTCCGCAGTTTTGACATTTGATTGGTTTGTATTTTACTTGACTCATGTCCAACTTTTGTTGATACTAGAACCACTTACTGTGAGATAGTAACCATTGCGGGCATCATTAACACCCCACTTTACTGTGTGTCCTTTTGGCACACCTGGCATGATATAAGTGCGAATGTATCCATCTGCATCATCCCATCCATGTTCCACTGTTCTGTCTTTGCTTGCCCACCAAGTGTCTATGCTTGATATGTCTTGTGCTGTGATTGGGTTCACAGCGTCTCCTGCAAATGCCATTATGTTCTCTCCTTGGCCCGGTGTGTTTTAGCAACTGGCTTGAAAGGTACTCGTGCAGTAATCATCATGCTTTCTAGAACATCACTTGCTGCTTTGTTATCTCTGTATTTCTTTGGACTCAGTGGCACACTGTTTGCAATGTTTTGCTCGCTCAGTTCTACACTGTCTTCATTTACACTGTCTTTGTAATACACCATGGTGTAATCACTGGGTGCTAGTCCTGTGATGTTGCTCATGTCTTCTACCATGCTGATAAACACATTGGGAAAACTGCTACGGCGTTCTGCTTCTACAAACACAACATAGTTGCCTTCACTGATTTCACCAGGTGATGTTTCAGCATCCAGTATCCAGTCATAACCTTTTTCCATAAAGTTTTCTAGATCTTGTGCGGCAGTTTTTCCGTTTACTTTGAAACTGGCAACAATGATACCATCACTCTCGCCCATTTTAGGCACATACTCATCAAAGTGAACAACAGGTTCTACACGATCTTCTAGTGCCATAGGATCTAGTCCTTCGTTAAACTGTTGCTTCATCTTCTTCGCCTTCTGGTACATTGTTGTTTGATGTAACATCACTGAGATTTTGCTCATAAGCATCATCTAGATCTGTTTGGTCAACTTCGCGACCTTCTAGTTCCAAATAGCCTTCGTTGATGTCTTGGATTAATTCTTTTGGCATACGAATTTCCAATATCCAAACTTTGTCTTCACGCAATTTGGGTTTGCGTGTGCCTGGACGAAAATCGTCATAATCTTCTACTTTGACTGGTGATGCAAGTTTGTCACGTTCGTACATGACTTTTGCATTGTATCCCAACAGTCTTTTTGCACCATCCGGATCTGGCATCATCTTATGTGGCCACATAAATTTAGCAGTGACCCAGTGGCGATCCACAACAGGACCTTCCACCAGTTCACCACGTTTCCAATTTTCGAATGCATAGATGTCAAGTTGATCTAGCACACGTTCAAAGTCAAGCAGCGTTTCGAGACTGCTCTCACTCATATAAATTTTCTTTGTATTTTTTACAATGTCTACAATATCCATGGATTACACCTTTGTATAGTGTATTTATGGTTATTGCAACACAAGTTCAGGTTTCAAAATACTTTTCAATCCCAGTGCTTTGGTGTTAAAATACACAAGGTTTTGCAATGCTTCCATTGTTACAAACGTCATCAACACATCTCTGTGATTGTTTCCATCTACCCCAATTTTCCAATCATATGCACCAACTTTCTTTTGAATGTTTGCAGTTGCTTTTGTATCCTGACTCATAGCAAGCAATGCTGCCTGTAAAAACGCTGCATTAGGATTGTCCTTGCGTACCCACAATGCTTTTTGCATACCATCACGGAAACTTTTTACAAGTTTGTATGCATCATACATTTCACCACTTGGGTACTCGCCATACATGTTTTTAAACATTTCTTCAAATTGATAACCTGGATAGTTTGGATCTGCGCCATGTGTTTTGCTGGCAGTGTCTAGGATGCCATGATGAAACCAAACTTCTGCATCTGCATTTGATTCA